GTCGTTGGGAATGCCGCCGTTCATCCAGGCGAACGACAGCAGGCGGATGTAGCCGCCTACCCAATCGGGAGGCCACGCCGCCGTACTTGCGTAGAAGTCGGAGGCGTAGAAAGGGAACCAAGGCGTGGACATGGAAACTCCCATAGGACCGGGGCGAGGCGGGGAGCGGCTGGCGGGCTTGACCCGCCCCGCCCACGGTTTTCGAGATGTTGAGCAGCGCCAGCCGCTCTCGCCACCCACATCGGGTTGCGTTGGATCGGAGTATACACTATCCTGCGCTCGTCGGGCGATGGTTTTTGCGATAGTCTGCGCGTGCAGCCTATGCCCGACAATTTAGCCCCCGGAAGCGCGGCTCGGTTGACGCAAGTCCCGAGCCGTGTTCTTTTCCGGTCCCGGAAAACCGCGTGTACGCGGAATCGACACATCCAAATAACGTGTACGAAAGTGCTACATATTTGAACATCTGTGACGCATTCGATGCAGCGGACAGCAGCGCGTGCTTTCAGCATCGCGCCCTGCCCTGGCGGTAGGTTTCATTACCCCATTGCTGTATACGCCGGCGGTCGTGCCTTACGGTCTTGTGCGCCGGCACAAGTGGGAATCGCGCCTTGGCCTTCGGCCTACTACACCCACATCACCGCAGCTCAAGTGTACCCCTACTCAACGGGCTTGCCGTTAACGACCCGGCGATATCCCAACCGCCACAGAAGGTGCGCGATGTCGGTGGCGGTCGATGCCACGGCCTCCTCGTCTAGCTCCGGGCGGATCGCGTGGATGGCCTCGTGGATTGTGGTGTCCATCCGATCCTTCTCACACGGCCAGGTTGCCACGCGAATGAGGCGGCCAGCGGCCTTGCCGGGGTCGATCATGTCCCCGAAGTCCCTCATGTTCGACGCGAAGCGCAGCGTCCAGTATTTGCCACCGAGTCGAACTCGCATGGTCAGTCCGTAAGTACGAAGGATGGGGTGAGGGTATATCGCATCGCAATCTTGCCGCTGCGCTTCCTGTAGGTTTCGCGGGAGAAGTAAACACGCATCCACACCGCGCCCATGTCGTGCGGGGGATGACCGGACTCGTTTGCCCAGCCCGAGAAGTTGTCGTTGAACTCGTCCTTGTACGTCCCGCAGCAGATGTGGTGCTGGGTGTCCTGCACCACGCGCACTCCGTCACGGTCGCCCACCAGGCGCTCGCGCCGCAGCGGCATGATCCACCGTCGATGAATGTGGCCCGTGCAGACAATGTCCGCATCAGGCATCACGGCGGCATCGCGGCGGACGCGGAGCGTGCCGTGGCTCATCAGCGCGCCGCCACCAGCTCCGTGGAAATACTTGAGCGTGAGGCCGTGACGTTCGCTCTGACGATGGCATTGGAAGCGCACCCAGCCACCGTATCCGCCGGGATACACCTTGTGCTTCGTCTGTTCGCTCATGCGTTCGCAAAGACGTTCGGTGTAGTCCGTGTCGCAGTTCTTGAGTACCGACTGCTCATGGTTGCCCCTGGTGATCAAGCAGATGTTCCGCGCATACGGGGCATAGAACTTCGCCGCGTTGCGGATCACGCTGTCCAAGTAGTCAGTCGCTAGCTCGTCCTCCTCGTGAACGCCACGGCGCGCCCTGCGCGGGTCGTACCGCCCTTGCATCAAACAGCCAGTATCTCCAAAGAAGAACGCGCCGGCGCGGCGCTGAACGCATTCGTCCAGGTGCTTCATCTCGAGGTCGCGGTTGCAATGTGGGTTGTCGTGGTGGCGGTCTGACGAAAGCAGGAACCACCACTCATCCGCATAGGAAGTGAACTTCAGATCCACGGTGTGGATGTTGCGAGACTCCTGCGCCACAGAGAACGGGAGATCCATGCCCCGCCACGCTATCGGGGTCTGATTGCCTCGCCGCAAAAAAGAAAAAAGTGGTCGGATTTCTTACAGCCGGGGGCTTGCGCCTGCCGATACCTATGCGTATAACACCCCCAAGCGGTGGACGCACGTTGCGGAAGCCGCGAAATCACGAGGAGATTGCAATGAAGATCAAGGTCACCGTCGAAGATGCCCTGAACAACCACCCCACCCTTGGCCGGATCTACGGGGATGTCCTGCTTGCCTGCGCTCGGGAATTGTCCGATGCGGTCAGCCAGGAAGTCCTCCGCACGCACGCCGACTTCCATCACATCGACCCGGACAACGAGGCCGCGTGGCAGGACGCGCTTGACCGCCGCGACACCGCCGACCGGATGTTCCTGACGGTCCATGCCAAGACGGAGGTGATCCTGTGAGCGCACGGCGAACCGACCCGTGGACTTCGCACGCTGCCGCCGACAGCATGGTGGTCCCCGCCAAGGGGATGCAGGCCAAGTTGCTTGAGGCTTACCGCGCCAGCCCGAACGGCCTGACCGATGAGGAGGCGGCGACAGCCGCGGGCCTCCCGCTAGGTGCGTGGAAGCGATGCAGCGAGCTGCGTACCAAGGGTCTCATCACTTGGACCGGGGCTACCCGCGTAGCCTCAAGCGGTCGCCATGCACAGGTGTGCGTTCTGTCGCGGCCCAACCCCACAACCCTCTTCCCCATGCCCGAGGAATACCAATGGTGAGCAACGAAGATAGCCGCGGGATCTTCACCCGCATCCATGCCGTGACCATGTCCGCTGACCTGTTTCCCGCCGGCGATTCCGCGGGCGAATACGTTTCCTCCAAGACCGTGGAGGTCACCATCCTGGCGCGCTGGCAGCGCACGCCCACCGATCCGCGCCTGCTGGATTGGAGCCTGATTGCCATGTCGCTTGACGGCGTGGCGCTGTCCGAGGAGGTTGGCATCCCGTCCGACTTCCCCATGCAGCAGCTCGTGAACGCTGCCACGGTCTCTAGCAAGATGCGGCGCATCCTTGAAGGCAACGAGCCGGGAATGACCGCATGAGATACCTATCCGTGTGCAGCGGAATTGAAGCAGCCACCGTTGCGTGGCATGGCCTGGGTTGGACCCCGGTTGGCTTCAGCGAGATCGAACCATTCCCAAGCGCGGTACTCGCGCACCACTATCCCAACGTTCCCAATTTCGGAGACATGACGAAGCATGAGCAATGGCCCCTTCAACCCGGATCAATTGACCTTCTCGTGGGCGGAACTCCCTGCCAATCCTTCAGCGTTGCCGGACTCCGCGCTGGTTTGTCAGACCCTCGGGGCGGACTCATGCTTACCTATCTTGAAATCGCTCGGCGTCTACGGCCTCGATGGGTTGTGTGGGAAAATGTCCCCGGTGTCCTGTCAAGCAACGGAGGACGGGATTTTGGTTCCTTCCTCGGGGCGTTGGGGGAACTGGGGTATGGGTGGGCCTACCGGGTCTTGGACGCTCAATGGTGCAGAACACACGGGCATCCCCGCGCCGTCCCGCAGCGCCGGCGACGTGTCTTCGTTGTCGGATGTCTTGGAGACTGGGAGCGTGCCGCCCAGGTTCTCTTTGAGCGCGAAAGCGTGCAGCGGGATTCTTCGTCGCGCCGAACGTCGGGGCAAGGCGCTTCCGCCGATGCTGAAGGTTGCGCTGGAACAGTCAGCAGCAAATGGGCAAAGGGAACAGGCGGACCCGCAGGCGACGAGTGCTACAACCTGACTACGCAGCCGACCGTTTGGCCTGCAAACTGTGCCGGAACGCTTGCTCAATCCGCCAGCGGAACCGGATCTCCCGGATATAGCAATCAGGAAATCTTCAGTCAGCATGGCGCAAACCTGATTCCACAGCCCATGGCGATTCAAGCCGGGGCAACACGCGAGAATCCTGCAAGTGGACCGGACGGGGTTGGAGTGCGAACTGATGGCGTGGCATACACCATCGAGGCGCGAGCGGAAGTTCAAGCAGTCGGACAGCCTGTCCCTTACGACCTGTTCCAAATCACCGCTCCCGTCAACAGGCAAAACCGACAACCTGGCGATCCATGCCACACGCTTGCACGCGACAACGCGGCGCACGCGGCGGTGGCGTTTGCCAACCGCACTCGCGATGGCATCAAGATGCCGGAGATCATGGCAGACGACGTAACGCCAGCCCTGACGAATCCGGGTGGCGGTGGACGAAGCGATGCAATCAACGTGGCGGTGGCGTTTCAGCAAAACCAAATTGGAGAAGTTCGATGTAACAACATCGCTGGAACAGTCAACACCAATAGCAATGCAAGTGGACGGAACACTCCGATGGTGGCGCACGCGGCGGTGGCGTTCAGCGACACTTCTGCAACGCTCAAGGGTGGCAGCGGAGAACGCGG